TAACTAATGTAAATTTTGATAAAAAAATAGCAATTCAAGCATATCCAAAAAAAGAAGATCCAATATCAGATTTAATAACTAAAATAATTTTTTCTGGTTATTTTGAATATTCTAAAAATTATCCATGCCCAAATGATAATTTGTGTGCTTCTTCATATTCAGTTAGAGTATATAAAAAAGGAGTTGGAAAATTTGATTTACACACCGATCAGAGTCCTGGACAAAACATATCAAGACTTTTTGCAATGATTTTATATTTAAATACTGTAAATGAAGGAGGAGAAACTGAGTTCCCAGAAATAGGATATAAATGTGCTCCAGAGCAAGGAAAATTGCTTATTTTTCCTTGCAATTATTTGTTCAAACATCAAGGAAATATTCCCCTTTCTGATGACAAATATATAATTACTTCTTTCATTAATTATTGCGAACTAAGTAGTCAGCAACAGTCTTAAATTTATAATCACCAATCCATTTCATATCAGCACAAGTATAATCTTGATATTTACCTTTAAGGTGTTCGGGGAAGTCGATGTATTCGATTTCCCCCTTTTCTTTTTCTGCTACTAACTCAGCAACTTCTTGGAAACTAATTGGAGTCCCTGTTCCAAGGTCATAAATTCCAGATTCTATATTATTATTTAAAACAATATTTACAACATCGTCAACACAAATAAAATCTCTTAAAAATTTATCAGAACCTTTAAATAGTTTTAACTTTCCAGTTTCACGAATTTGCTTAGTAAATTTTGATACGGGACTTGCTTGATCTCCTTTATGTTCCTCTCCATCACCATATACATTAAAATATCTGAATCCCTGAATAGATTTAAATTTTTCTAAATTATCTAAAACAAAATAGTCAATTTGTAATTTTGTTATTGCATAGTAATTTAGTGGATTAATGACTTTTAATTTTTTTGTTTGATTTCCATATACAGATGCTGATGATGCATACTTTACTGGAATTTGATATTGAATTGCTTTTTCAAATAAAAATAAAGTAAATTCCACATTATTATGGTGTAATGTTCTTATATTTTTTTCTATTGTGGATGAGATTGCTCCTTGGTGTACTATTAAAGAGACCTGATCCCATTTATCAAATCCGCTTATAAACTTGAAGGCATTTTCTTGTTCTACCTCTACGATTTGTTCGTTGAGTTTTGAAATAAATTTTTTTCCAATAAATCCTCTCGAACCAGTTAATATTATCATATAGTTTTTCTTTTTATTATAACATATAAATAATTTTATTAAAAAGTATTTAGAGATATAATGGCCTCTGGTTCTTTAGGTTCACTTGTGCCACTTAATCCTGGAACAAATTACTCATTATATACTTCTCCCTCTTCAACTTTAGTTGAGGGTAAGGTTTATATAACAAATAGAGATTCATTTCCAGTAAAAGTTAGGGTTGCAATTTCAACAGATACTATTCAGTATTTAAATTCTTCTGATTATGTAGTTTATGACAAGAAATTAAATGCTGGTGAATCATATGAAACTGAATCTATCTATTTTTCCGATGGCCAAACAGTAATTGTAAAATCTGACAATACTAATGTAAATTTCAATTTACTAGGAACTGAAGTCGGAATTACTACAAATTGCGGTGTCCTCACAGCAACATCAATTACTCAAACAAAATTAAACGAATCATTATATATTTCTCCATCAGATATTGACTTAAATATTTTTGCATGTAATAAAAATCCTGATCCTGCAACAATTAGAATTGGAATAGGAACAGAGATTTCAAGTAAAAACTATATCGAATATAATTATACTTTACACCCAGGTGATGTATACTCTAAAACAAACTTAAAGGTTGGAACTAATGATGTTATTTTTATTAAGTCATCCAACACTAATGTAAATTTTGTTGTTTGCGGAAAAGATTCCTGACATCTTCTTTACTAAATTATAAATACTCAAAGAAATCGGGATTTTGTTATATAAATGGCACAACCATCATCTAGGGCAGAACTAAAAGAGTATTGCCTAAAACAACTAGGAAAGCCAGTTTTAGAAATAAACGTAGATGATGATCAGATTGATAATTTAATGGATGATGCTATTCAATATTTTCACGAGAGACACTTTGATGGCATTGAAAGAGTATTTTTAAAGCATCAACTACAACCAGGAGAAAAGGATATATTGCGATCTGGGAAGGATATAACTACTGCTTCTTCTTCAGTTGGTATTTCTACAGTGTCTTGGGAAGAATCAATTAATTTCCTAAAATTACCAGATACCATTATTGGTGTTAACAGTGTATTTAAAGTTGACTCTAGTACTATTTCTAGTGGTTTGTTTAATATTAAATATCAAATCTTTTTGAATGATTTATATTATTATGGTGCATTAGATCTTTTGAATTATGCAATGGTAAAAACACATTTGGAAGATATTAGTAGAATCTTAACTCCAGATGTTCAATTAAGATTTAATAAAAAACAGCACAGATTGTATTTAGATATTGACTGGAAACAAGTTGATCCAGATACTTATATAGTTTTAGATTGCTATAGAATTGTAGATCCTGCAGATTTCCCCAAAATCTATAATGACTTTTGGTTGAAGAGATATCTCACTGCACTTATTAAAAGACAGTGGGGACAAAATATGATTAAATTCAATGGAGTTCAACTTCCTGGGGGTATTACATTGAATGGAAGACAACTGTATGAAGATGCAATTAGAGAGTTAGAAGATATAGAACAAAAACTCAAGTCAGAGTATGAAATGCCACCTTTAGATCTTATAGGTTGATATGTCTCCATTAAATCCATATTTTTTACAAGGTTCTCCAAGCGAGCAAAGACTCGTTCAGGATTTAATTAATGAGCAGTTATCCATTTATGGGCAAGATGTTCTTTATATGCCAAGAAAGATTATCAATGAAAAAAAGATAATCAAAGAAATTATTGTTTCCAAGTTTGATGATAGTTTTAGACTTGAAGCATATATCTCAACATTCAATGGGTTCGGTGGAAACGGAGATATTCTTTCCAAGTTTGGAGTAAGAAGCACAGATGAGATAACTTTTATTATTTCAAAAGAAAGATACGAAGATTTTATTACTCCTAAATTGGGTTTATTTAGAGATCCAAATGTTAAATTAAAAAATAGACCTGAAGAGGGAGATTTAATTTATCTTCCTCTAGATAATGCATTGTTTGAAATAAAATACGTAGAGTTAAAAACTCCATTCTATCAACTTAATAATCTTTATACTTATGAATTAAGATGTGAACTCTTTGAGTATGAAGATGAAATTATTGATACTGGAATTGATGATGTTGATGAAAATGTAAAGGACTTTGGTTATATTGCAACTATCCAGATGGTTGGTGCTGCTGCTTCTACAGCAGTATTAAGAACTACATTAGCATCCTCATTAGCACCAGGAGTTCCAGCAAACTCTGTCAATTCTATTGATATTTTGAATGGTGGTAGTGGATATAAATCAGCACCAATAGTGGATATTGATAGTCCAGTTGGTGGTGGTGTTACCGCAAAAGCAATAGCAATACTTGATCGTGGATCTGTAAGTAGAATTCTAGTTACAAATCCTGGCATAGGATATATTACTCCACCAAGAGTTAGAATAAAGTCAAACTCATCTAGTGGTTCTGGTGGAATAGCAACTGCAATACTAAAAACTGGATCATTGGGTCCTATAGAGATTGTTTCTGGTGGTGTTGGATATTCTACTGCTCCAATAATAACAATTGCACCTCCAAATATATTCAACTATCCACAATCATATGTGGCAAAAGCAGAGGCAATCGTAAATTCTTCTGGATCAATTTCTTCAGTAAGATTTACAAATACTGGTATTGGTTATGGAATAACACCAGCAATTGAAATTACTTCTCCTATTGGAATTTCTACTGGAGATTATGAATTTAATGAGGTTGTTAGAGGTGTTTCCACAGGAACTAGTGCGTATGTTAAGGATTGGAATTATGATACTAGAATACTAAAAGTATCTATAATTAATGGCAATTTTGCACTTGGAGAAACTATAGTCGGAGCAGCAGCAAGTTATAAAGTTCTTTCAGTAGAGACTGATAACATATATGACAATTATGCCGAGAATAAATCTATTCAGGAAGAAGCAAGTACAATTATAGATTTCTCCGAAAGTAATCCATTTGGTACTTTCTAAATAGTAAATAAACGTTACGTAAAATGCTTGGAACTTATTATTATCACGAAATTATTAGAAGAACCATAATATCTTTTGGTACTCTTTTTAATAATATTCATATAAAGCACGAAAATGAGAATGGTGATGACGTTAGTTTAATTAAGGTCCCAATTGCATATGGACCTGTGCAAAAATTCTTAGCAAGACTTGACGAAAAGCCAGACCTAAGGAAAAAGGTTGCAATTACATTGCCAAGAATGTCATTTGAAATGACAACTATACAATATGATTCTTCTAGAAAAGTTTCCACAGTACAAACATTTCAAGCAAATAGAGATGGTGTTGGTCCCGTAAAAGTTTATATGCCTGCACCATATAATATTGGGATTCAACTTAGTATTATAAGTAAGTATCAAGATGATATGCTTCAAATTATTGAGCAAATTCTTCCCTTTTTCCAACCACATTTTAATTTAAGTATTGATTTAGTTAATTCTATTGGAGAAAAAAGAGATATACCAATAGTTCTAGATGGAATTTCAATGAGTGATGATTATGAGGGTGATTTTTCCACCAGAAGAAGTTTAGTATATACTTTAAATTTTACCGCAAAAACATCTTTATTTGGACCAATATCAGATTCATCAGATAGTCTAATTAAAAAAGTTCAAGTTGATTATTATACAAATACAGAAACAAGAAATGCATCAAGACAACTGAGATATACTGTTGAACCAAGAGCATTGAAAGATTACAATAATGATGCAACTACAGTTTTATCGCAAGATGTAAATGATGTAATTACTCAATTTAATGTTTCTGATTCTTCGGCACTACAGGAAGAGACTTATATTATGGTAAATGAAGAATCTATGTTTATTAAAGATATTACTGGAAATAGACTGACAGTTTTAAGAGGTCAAGATAATACAATCCCAGCAATACATGAAGAGGGAGATGTTCTCAATGTAATTAATTCCGCAGATAATGAGTTAATTGAATATGGTGATGATTTTGGATTTGATGAAAATTATTTTGATTTTGGTGATGGTAAAGTGTATAGTCCCAGAAAGGGTATTGATGTATGAAAAACGATTTTGACGCAATAAATGATTCTTTAGATATAGAAGCATCCCCAATAACAAAAGAAATTATTTCAGAACCATCTAATATTGTAAGAAAATCTCCAAAGAAAGGAGAAGATGATCCAGATGCTGATTATGATTATACAAGAGGACAATTATATTCCCTGATTGAAAAGGGGCAGGAAGCAATTGATGGTATTCTTGAAATAGCACAACAATCAGATTCTCCTAGAGCATTTGAGGTTGCTGGTCAGTTAATTAAAAATGTAGCAGATACAACAGATAAATTATTGGACCTTCAACAAAAAATGAAGAAGTTAAAGGAGGAGGATTCATCTGGTCCTAAGAGTGTGACAAATAATAATACAATGTTTATTGGTTCCACAGCAGAATTACAAAAACTTCTCAAGCAAAATCTTCAGTCGGCAGAAGATTCTAAATAACTAGAGAACTTATTCTTAGAATGAAAACTTTTTCACAATTTCTTCTAGAAGCAACTGACCCAAAGGGACCTATCAAAAAGTATATGTCCCCAGAGGAGATTGCGAAGAA